CATTAACATCTTTATCTTGCGTTTTGAAAAAATCTTTTTCTATTAATTCTCTATATGCTCTAAAATATGATCGTCTTAAACCAGGATATTTGATTTTCATTTTTTTGTCGATACGGATGTCTTCGACTACGTTAAAGTAAGAATGTGGAATTTTGTATTTGTTGTTTTTTTCTAAATCTCTAGGAGTATATAAAGCATGACCAACCTCATGACCAGTTAACATATCATATAAGTCATTAGACATTTCTTCCCAGATTGGAAGACATAAAGTTCTAGTTTTTGGAATAAAATATGCTGTCTCTACTTTTTGATGAATAACGTTAATATTCTCGGTCGCAAGTAGTTTTGCAAGGTTTGATTTTTGTTCTTTAGATATTTTGTTCATAATATACTGCTAATGCTATCAGGATCAAAGCAATAAATCAAGGAAAAAATGAGCAATAATCCAAATTAAAATCGTTATTTTTCAGTGGTTTAGTAGGGGTGCGACATATATGCCCAATCTGTTCCCCTTTTGTTCACCCCTTATTTTAGGGCAATAACCCCATAAAAATTGAAATTTTGCCAAAATACATGTAAATCTTTGAAACCTGCGTCATAACACATATCAAACATTTCTGTTTTTGTATTAGGTTTCATCATATGCCTTAATTGTACTTCTTTGTCTAAAATCTCTTTATCTGTAAAATGTTGTCTTTTATAGTCATAGTACATAAAGGTCATCATGTCTTGTATTTTAGGATTACAACTAAAACCTTTTTCTGAAAATACAAAGGCACCACCATCATTTAGACCTTCATATATTTTCTTAATAGTTTTTAATCTATCTTTTGGGGGCATAAATTGTAGAGTAAATATAGAAGTAACCATACTGCAATTATGGAATGTATATTCTCTAGCATCCATGTGTTCAAAATATAGATTAGGCCATTTACCAGACATCAAATCATCACCATGACCAACTGCAAAATCTTCCTCTATTTCTATGCCAACATATTTTGCGTTTGGTATATGATCATTATTGTAGTCAATCATATTCTTTAGTAGTTTACCAGAACTACAACCTAGATCAACAATGTATGTATCATCTTCAGCAAAATACTTTGACATTGCTAATATATCGTGCCAAAGATTAGTGTAACCTCTAACAGAATTTTCTATGTGTTTATCAAAGCCTTCTGGCGATTGTGCGAATGTAAATTTAGTCATACTGCCTTTCCCCAATACTGACATATGCCACTTACTGACTTATATCTGTTATTTGGATTTATCTTACTATTATTTAGCAATGTTTCAAATTGCTTATCTATTCCTGCACCCAATTGTAAATTAATATGTTTTTTAAAATTAAACTTCTTAAATTGTTCAAAGTCATTTACAACATGATGTTTCTGGAATGGTTCATTTAACTCATACCAATCTTTATCATAAAAGAAATCTCTTACTGCTTTAGATAGATATGGTGTAATAAATTTTTTATTGTGTTTATCTGCAACTATCTTATGCCACATATAACCTGCACTCTTATTAGGTAAAAAATAATCATTTCTAAATTCATCAAACTTTTCTTTTGTCTTGCCTTTAGTATAGTGTAGTATGGCTCTTTTAGATATACCATAATAACCATCTGCAGCCCAACCACTCAATACTTCTTCTTGTTCTATTTCTGGATACAAATACATAAAAGGAAATACACACTCAAAATGTGTTTTCTTTTTACAATCATATTCTTTTGCTAGTTTAAAAAAGTCTTCTTCTAAATTATCTGTTGGCACAACTTTTATAGTAAGTGGCCATCTGAATATTTGTGATACCTCTGCAGCTTTATCACTATCATAACTTGTGCCTGTATCTAAATGAAAAGAATATGCATGTACTTTCTTTCCTAATTCATGAGCGGCAAATGCTACACTCAAACTATCTACACCACCAGATAAAAGTACAGCAACTTCATCATTCTTTGATTGTGTATTAATAACTCTTTTTATTATTTCTTTAATTGACATAATATATTTTTGTAAATGTTACCAGATAATTCTTTCATCATTAATGGTGCAACCATACGACCAACTCTTTCTGCTTGTTGATCAAAGTCACCTTGTAATTTAAAATCATCAGGTAAACCCATAACTCGTTTTAATTCTTTTATTGTTAATTTACGATTACTATTGTAATGAAAAACACCAGATAGACCTTTCTTTTGACCTGCTTGTGTTAGTGTAGGGCAAGGTAAGTCTGGTGCTGGTCGTATCATATTAAACATAGATTGTTTTGGATTGATTTCTATAAATTCTGGGTCACTTGGTTTTCTATGTTTTGATGGTGAGAATGGTAACAACTCTATCCACTTCTTTTGAAAACTACCTTGTACAAAATCTAAAAGCATTTGTTCTTCTTCAGGATCATTTTCAATATCTTCTATTGCCTCTCTTAACGTTGGTTGTTTACTATGTGCGTCTGGGTATATTGTACTTTCCATATTCATAAAATTTATACCAACATCATCCATAACATCATTTCGTATTGCAACAAAAAAACATCTTTGTCTTGCTTGTGGTGTACCATAGTCTGCAGCGTTTAATACTTTACCTACTGCCTCATAACCTATATCACCAAAACCATTTACTATACGATTAAAGTATTCTCTTGCTGTACCCATTGTGATACCAGCAACGTTTTCGCCAATAATTACTTTTGCTTGTACATCTTTGGCAACTCGTATAAACTCAAAAAACAAATCTTCTATATTATCGACTTGTTTATCGTCACTATATTTTTTAGTTTTATCCCAACCTTTTTCTCTTTTACCTGCGATACTAAATGCACTACAAGGTGGCGAACCATCAAGTATATCTAACTCGCCTTGTTGTATTTCTGCGGCCTTGAGTAAATCATGACCAGTTAGTTCTTTAATATCATTAGGTAATATTGGTGTATTAGGATAATTAGATTTGTATGTGTCTATTGCACTTTCAACAAATTCATTAACTGCAAGTATATTACCACCTGCAAGTTTGTAACCTGTCGAAGAACCACCACCACCTGCAAATGTTGAAATTACAGTAAATAGTTTACGGTCTGCTGACTTATATACATCTTCTAGAAAATACATGGGGTTAGTATATCAGGTTGTTATAGATTTGTCAAGGTTGAAAAAGTCTTTAGTTTCTGTCGTTTTTCTACAATTCTCTTGTTAATCTCTTTATAATCTATCAAACCCTTCTCTATTAATAACTGTATCATACACATGACATCCCCTGCCTCTTTTGTAATATTATCATTATCTTGACCAAATCGAACAATCTTCATACACTCTTGGGTTAGTTCACCACATTCTTCAGCAGTTATTGCTAATAGTTCTATCTTTTCTTGTATTGTCATTCTACGACCTTTGTAAAATTACCTACTTTTTCATACTTAATTACATTCTTAAATCTATCTGCTATCATATCTGTTTTATGTGATATAATAAAGACATTCTCATTTTCTAGGGTATTCAGTATCTTTAAGAAATCGTCTGTGCCTTGTCCATCAAGACTACTATCAAATATTTCATCTAACATAAGTAGGTTGCAGCTTATACTGTTTTTCATTTTCGCAATAGCTCGCCAGGTGAATAGTAACGCAAGATTTATTCTCATCTTCTCACCTTCACTAAAAGAAGCATATGTAAACTCGTCTCGATATCTAGAACGTATTGTTTCTTTAAACTCACCATCTAACTTAAAGTTTACAAAGAAATCCATACTTGCTAGATACTTGTTAATTAATTGATTGATGATTGGTAGATACTGTTTAATTACTTTTGTTTTGATACCTGAATCCATTAACATTGTTTTGGCTGCTTGTAGATAATCAAGTTCTTCTACTTTGGTTAGTTTAGTGTTTTCTTTTTCTTTATGTTCTTCTTCTAACTGTCTTAACTTACCTAATGCCTCACCATCTTCACTAGATTGTTTTTTTAGTTCTTCAATCTTATGTTCTAGTTTTGTGTTAATATTGTTTAGTTCTACTTTTGATTGACCAAACTTTGCAATGTCAATTTCTGTTGTTCTCATATCTTGTTCAACACTTTTTATCTTATTTAATCTACCAGATAATGTTTGTATTTCTCTTTGTACATCTTCTAATGCTTGATTCCATTTCATTACTTGTTTATTATTATCTGCGATTAGTTCTTGTTTATTTGATAACACTTGTTTACATGTAGGACAGTTATCATTATCTTCATAAAACTTTTGATGTTTGTTACATTCTTTTAACTTACTTTGAAACTGTGCTTGAAAATTACCAAGTTTATCTATCTTATCATTTACACCATCTTTATCTTTTATTGTGTCTTTTAGTTTATCTATTTCGTGTTGTAATCCTTGTATATGTGTATTATATTTTTCTATTGCTGTTTTGTTATTGGTTATCTTTTCTATTTCACTTTGTACTTCTACGTCAGACCTGTTATTTAACTTTTCAATATATTCTTCTTGTGTATCTATTTTGTTTTGAACAATATCTATTTCTCTTAATATATCTTTTACTTGTTCATCCATTTCTTTTATTCTTACTTTAGTCAGCATACTCATTACAGAAAATACTTTGATATCAAGTATGTCTTCTATAATCTCTCGTCTGTGAGCGGTCTTCAATTCCATAAATGGTACAAAGGTAGAGGCACCTAATATAACCACTTGTGTAAAACTACGGTAATTAAATTTAAGTATTTGTTGTTCTAATTGTTTTTGATAATCTGCAATGGTGGAATCTTGATTGACTAATTCATCATTTAGATATATTTCAAATATGTTTGGTTTGATACCTCGTCTTATTCTATAACGATTAGATGATATACGAAACTCTAACTCAACCTCTGTGCCACCAAGATTAATACTATTAATTAATTGTTCTTTTTTAATTTCTCTAAAAGGTTTATTAAACAAAGCGAAACACAAAGCGTCTAGTATAGTAGATTTACCTGCACCATTATGACCTACAATAAGTGTAGTAGAATTATTATTTAAATCTGTTTCTAAAAAACTGTTACCAGAGGATAAGAAGTTTTTCCATCTTATTTTTTCAAAAGTTATCATATCTCTAAATCTCCTGCCTCTGTATATAATGTCTTCATAAGTTTTTTTAATCTACCTTTTTCTAAATCAGTTTCTAGTTCATCAATATAATTATCAAGTAGTGTAGGTGTATCTTCACTTTTCTCAGCGATATCATCTGCTACGGTTGAGGCGTCTAGGTCTGAATAATCTTCTATAATTTTTATATCATGTACATTTGTTTCTTTGTAAAAACCATCAACAAACTTATCAAACAAATAATAATCTTTTTTCTTTTCTACAATTAACTTAATATATTTGTCTCTATACTTTTCATAATCAAAATTTTTATAATCGTTTTGTTCATCATCATAATATATCTTTTCGTGTATGGTGTAAGGATTTACAATTCTTTCTAGTTCTCTTGTTTCTGTATCAAGTATATGAAAACCTTTTTGACAATTGTAATCATTCCACATAAACTCATATTGACTACCTAAAAAGTAGATATGACCATCATCTGATTTTTTATGAAAATGACCTGATAATACTTTTTCAAATCTACGAAACATCTTTTTATCTAAACCTGTATCAGAGGTATGACCATTATGCATTTCAAAACCTTTTATTTCTAAATGACCTAACACAATGTCAGCACTTTCTTGTTCTAACATCATTGTTGTTTGTTCAAGATTTTCTGGAGTAACCCAAGGTATCAATAACATTTTCATGCCACCTTTTTCTATTACTGTTGGGTCTGAATAAATGTTACACCAATCTAATAACTCTTTTGGTGCGTTTACAGAATTGGTATTCTTATAGTAAGTATCGTGATTACCTATAATGATATCAAAGTTTACATTTTTTAAGCGATCAACAAACTTATCGTTGAAATCTTTTAGTGTTTTAAAATTAACAAACTTACGTCTATCTAATACATCACCTAGGTGTATAACATCTTTTATATTATGTTCTTCTAGATAAGGAAAGAATATATCATCCCAAAATTTGTAGATATAATTAGCGTAGTTTGGATTGTCGTTTCTTGCACCAAAATGGGTGTCATTAATTAAAGCAATTTTCATAAGTTACATAAAAAATTCTAGTTTAGCAATTTTCTTTTTTTTAGGTTTTGGTTTTTCTTTCTTTTCTGTTTCTTGCTCTATAATCATATTCTTTCTTAAAAAGTCAGCATATGAATTTTGATATTCTTCATTATCGCCTTCTTGTCTAACGATTTCATCTAAACCAGATTTAAGTATAAGTTTTTGTTTTATTGTTGTTTGTTTCTTTTCTTTTTGTATTCTTCGTATAAATGCATAGTATATTATTTGTGTAAAGTATGCGAATGGGTTATTAGATTTTTCTGGATCAAAGTTTGCTACATAAGTTAAGCAATTTTCAATACCATCAGATATCATATCTTCTTTGTATGTGTAATTTATAAAGTTTGGTCTGTAAGATAAGTGATTTGCAATTTTAAGAAAACACTCACCTATGTAATCATTGATTGGTGGATCTTTTCTATTTCTCTTTCTTGCGGATAATACTTTCTTACGATACTTTTTCATTTCTTCTAAAAAGACTTTATTATCAACATAATGCTCAGTCTTTTTTTTGTTTAATTTAACGGCCATAGTATTACTCCTAATTTATATGCTATAATATCAGGATATAGTATTATTGTCAAGGGTTATATACAACACTTTGATAATTATTTTTTTAAGGTTTTTTGCCTTGACAAATTTTTCTTTCCTGATATAATCCGGTATGTCCGGTTTGCATAGAGTATAGTTTAATTAGCTTTGATCTTTCCTCGTAGATATTCAAGAGTTTGAAAGTATTCCTCGTCTGACATTTCTTCCATTATTTTCTCAAAACTTTTATCATTTTGTTCTTTCGTAGGCACCGGTTGTAATTCTTTTTTTACACTAGGAAATAAACCCAGTCTAACATTATTATAATATTCTGTCAAGTTTTGATTTGGCATGCCTATTGATACTATGTGATTTTTATGTACTGAATAAACCTTATCTATTGTTTGAAACATCCATGGTGTTAATGACATTCTTTCTTCTACATAATAAGTTTCACTATCTACTGCATTTTCGTGTATTCGTATTTTATATGGTTCGTTTAAACGAATAAAATCCGAGCCTTCCGTTACATAGATACTAGCGATAACTTGTTGTCCGCTAGACAATATCAATACTCTAGGTGTTGGCACCTTTGCTTTTGTTTCTTCAGGTTTATTATTATCCATATTACTATTTATGTTATATCAACATAGTCTAACTCATAGTCAAACTCTTGTTCAGAATATGTGTTTATTCTTTCCATAAAATGATTGAGGGTAAAGTTTTTACTTTCTTTGTATGAAAAGTCATCAGCAACATCATACAAATTTGCTTTAACCTTATTATCACCAAGCCGCAACCCACGACCAAGAGACTGTAATATACGAATTTTAGATTTGGTAGGACTTGCGAATATAACGTTATGTAAATTCCTAATATTAATACCAGTAGAAAAAGTTCCGTAACTTGCCACAATAATTGCGTTGTTTTCATTTTCTGTAATACTCCTTATTGTTTCCCTATCTTTAGTTTCTGTGCCACCATATACAAAAAATAGTTTTCTAGTTTGATGGTCAAGTGTGTCACCTATTAAATCATATAATACTTTACCATGTTTTTCAACATATTGAAATAAAACTAAAGTATTACCTGTGCGGGTTTTTGTTAGATTACGAATAAATCTGTTTCTTTTTTCGTGTGATACTATATAGTCCATTTCTTCTTGATAGTTTAATTTCTTGACATGTTTACATTCATCTTTTGAGTATTTGAGTATGAGACATTGTATCTTTAAATCTGCCAATTGTTTTTTATCAATCAGCTCTCTAGTTGTTGTGACATTATGCACTCTACCAAACAAACCTTCTAATACTAACTTATGTACTTTACTATCATCTAACGTACCAGTTGTGCCTATACGATATTTTGCATTTACACAAGCATTCATAATTTTTTGCAATTCTTTAGATTTATATAAGTGTGCTTCATCACCCACCACACAATCAAACTGTTCAAAATATTTTTTATCAAAGGTGGCAAGAGATTGCCATGTTGATATAACAACAGGTTTGCTTTCATCAATTTCATAACCATAATATTTTCTTTGAACATGTTGATCTGGTATCCAACCATAGTCTTCAAAGTCTTTATACATTTGCTCTACCAAAGATGTTGTTGGCACAATTAATAAACTTCTTTTTTCTAGTGTGGTCATCAATCTTATAATACAATAAATGATTAATGACTTACCTGAGGCCGTGGGTGATAACAATATTGCTCTTTTATTATTGATTGCATAAGAAAACGCTGAAAGTTGATAATCTCTTATTTCTATTGATTTAGTTAAAATTTTAGATACAAACTTGGAAAAACTATCGCTTAGCGAGCCGCTGGTTGGTTTTTCAAGACCCTCTCGTATGATTGTACCCCCTGAATTTTCAATAAAATGTTCAACATAAGGTAGTAGTCCGTAATACAGTTTACCTGTTGCTTTTGAAAATAATCTTATCTGACCATCCCATCTTTTTGCACGAACACTAGGCATGAAAGAAGCACCAGGTACTTTGAAAGTAAAAAATTCAGATAGTTCTTGCAGTAAACCTAAATCCTCACTTGTACACTTTATATAGGATTCGTTATATTTGGTTACTGTTAATTCTCTCATTTAATTCTTGATATGATATAGTAGACCAATTATCTCTTTCATCTAATTCATCTATTTTTTCACCAACATGTATAAATTTATGTTCTTCGTATTTGTTTAACAATCGTTTTGTGTGATTTATCCAGTTATCTGGTTTCACTGCTTTTGCGTTAGGCCCTACATAACCCACAGAACCTTTATATATGTTATTTACTTTATCTGTCTTTGAGTAAAAATCATAACCTATTAGATATATCTTTGTATCTTTATCTGCAGCCATCATTGCCATTAGTGTACCTGCATTTGTTTTTTCTTGTTGATATTTACCAAGACCCATTACTTTATCTTTTTTCTTTGTCCATGTTATCTTATAACCTTCTTGATCTTCACCAAAGTGTAGTTTAAAATCATCTTCATTCCAGTCTTTATTATCTTCACGAAACTTTTTCATCACATCTACATTGTTTGCCCAACAAACAAAAAATCTTTTCTTCTCACCTTTCCACACCCACTCGTCTGTATAATTATTTACATCATCAATATCACCTAAAAACTTCGTAATTGTTTCTGGATAAAATAATTTTTCGTACATAGTATGAGGATTTTTTTCCCATTGTTTTAAATACACAGGATTATCAAATGCATACCCACTACGATATATTTCATGGCAAATATTATAATCCATTGCAATCAATACATCAGGTATAAAATCTTTATACAAACCATTACAACCATATATCTTACCATGTGGTCTTAATGTTTCTAAATCAAAGTCTTTGCGACTTTCACCATTACCTATACAAAATATCATTTTTTAAATATCTTTAGTATTTTTTTAATAGGTTCATAGACTTCCCATATTCTCTTAATATGGTCATCAAGTTTTTTATTAAGATCATCTATTTTTTTCTCTATGCGTTTTAAATCATCTTTACTCATTACATACTACCCATGGTAAATTTTTTCCATTCTATTGCATTTTTAATTTGAAATGTACGATTGTTTATTTGTTTAAGTGTACTTTCACAGTAACCACATATTTGTTTTAGATACTCTACTTTTTGTCTTGATTTAATTATATCTTCGTCAGCGTCAATAAACTTATCAACGTCTTGTCGTAATACTTTTAAATCAAAATTACTATCTTTATATTCTTGTGGTTCTGCTTTACCTGTATAGAATAACCATTTTTTTAAATGTAATTGTGAGTGATCACCTTCTGCTTTTTTCAGCATAAGTGCATATGTAGAATATGTTTTAAGATATTGAGAATGAAGTTGTGGTGTCTTTAGACTTTCTAAATCTAATTCAGTATCATCAATTTTCAAATCTTTCTCGGCCTTCGCCTGAAGTTCATCAAGTGTCATAATTTAATCCTTTGTATTATATAGTAAACTAAAAAGGGGTCGTATATTTGTGTAGTTTGTAGCCTAAGGTAACAGTCGCTTGTAAATATTCTATATCAGTTGCATTTTGATTATAGTCTAAAGCAGATAATGCTTTTGGATATGTATCTTCAAATGTTAATTCAACAATGGGTATATTTCTTGCAGACAATATGATTAATTTTGCGTCTGAAAATATGGCACCATCATTAGTTGCTGATGTTACTCTACCTGCGTCTTGAAGATTTGCTTGTTGAGATAAAGGCATTCTATCGCCACCATCTGTAATTAATGCACGATATTTGTCATCACTATCCATTTGTGCAAGACCAGCCATCCAGTCATGTACACTACGATAGTTTGTTAAATCTTCATCTACAATAAAAGTTACATTTAAGTCTTCAAATGTCATATCATTACCTGGTATTCTGACAGGCATAAGTCTAGTTGGTTGATTTAATTCTGTTAATGTTATACCTGGTATATTTGCTTGAATTGAATTAAACTCTACTCTAGGTAATTTAGATATTTGAAACTTAAACTTTGTAGGATCAGCATAGTCTAAACCTGACCCACTTGGTTGTTTACTCGATAATGTTGTATCAGTCATATTAGTATTTATAATAAAAAAAGGGGCGTCTTTTGAACGCCCCCCTTGTTCCAGTGTGGAAGTGAAATTACATTAAGTTTGTAACTTTTACCATTCTGTAGTAAATATTAGCTTGATCTGTACCAGTATCAGAAGCTTGTGCTGAAGATTCAGCAAATGGGTTTCTGATTAGGCCATATCTTGTTTTGAAGCCAATTTTTGGTTGGAATGAGTTCTCACCAACCGCTCTCACCATTTGTAGTGGAACGTATGGGCAGTAGAACATACCAGCATCATAAGGTGAAGTACCTTTGTAACCCACTGTGAAGTATTGAGCCGCAGTATTGTTTGACGCATATGGGTCAATGTATACTTTGTATCTTCCGTTTAGAGTACCAGCAAAAGTGTTACCAGTATCGTCAACGTTTAGTGAGTTGTTAAGAGCAGGTGTATAATCTAATATACCAGCCATTTGTAATGCAGAAGCAACGTCTGAAGAACAGATAATGATGTTACCTTTTCCTCTTCTTGTTTCTTGAGCGATTACGTTAGCATCTCTCTCAACTTGGAACATTAAACCTTTAAACTTCTCAACAGACCATCTACCATTTGAATCAGTATCTAGGTCAAAAGTACCTGAAGTTGTAGTGTTAATGTTTGCACCTTTTTTTGCTTTTTCATAAATTGTTCTAACTACTTCTCTATTGATTTCCGCAAGGATCTCAGCAGATAGGATGTTAGCCAATTCTGTTTCTGCGTCTAAACCATGGATTGCTTTTAAGTCTTGAGCAAGTTCCATTGTGTATTCTGCTTTTAACTGTCTAGTTTTAGCAGTTACAGTTGACTTCTCGATTGAGAAAGCCATTTCTGCGAATGATGAAGAAGCTTCAGCAGTTGCTGTTGCAATACCAGTACCAGCAGTTACGCTTGTAGTAGTGTCGTTCATCAAACCTGGGTTTAGTGAAGCAGAGTGAGTACCTGTTCCAGAGAAGTCTGAATCAGCTTCGTTAAATAATGCTTCTGTGCCGCTGTTTGAAGTAAATCTTGACTTCATTGCAAAGATTAGACCAGTTGGTCCAGTCATTGGTTGTACGCCACAGATATCATATGCGATAAGGTTAGGCATTGCTCTTCTTACGAGAGAAATTAGGATAGGATCCCAATTCGCTACGGCAGCATCACCTGTTACGTTTGCGATTTCTCCCAAGAAAGCTCTGTCTTCTTTCGCAGCTTTTTCTTGGTTTTCCAGGATAACAGCAGTTACCGCTTTCTTGTAAGGGTTATCTATTTTTGGTAGATCCGCATGTTCAAGAACCGGAGACCATTTTTCCTGTAAGTTTTGTGAATTAAACATTATGTTTATCTCTCCTTATTTCTTATTGATTATTGTAGATATCTCTACTTTTTCCCCTACTGATTGCAGCCGTATAGCGTGCCATGCTAGATGACATATCTGCTACTGTGTTACTATCATTGGAATCTTGGTTAACTGTATCAACATTTTCAGTTGATTCAGGTGCTGCTGCTTGACCAAAATAACTTTCTTTAATTGTAGAAAGTTTTTTAGAGTATGCATCAGCATTTTCGAATGCTACATCTTCTACTAAAGATTTCATTTTTTCTTTTTCTGTATCAGCCATTCCTTCTACAGCACTTTCAAAAATTTCGTCTTTTGTGTAACCTTCGATTGTCTTTTTATCTTCGATAGACTTTTCAGTCATTTCATTGACTTTAGCTTTCATTTCTTCAAGCTCTTTTTCTTTTGCTTCCAAGATGTCATATTTTTCATCTGGAACATCAATGTAATGATCTTCGAATAGTTGTTTTAAACCACCAATAAAGTCTTCAGCGATTTCGCCCTTAATACCTTTTTCGATAGCAAGTTCGTTATCAGCCATCCATTGTTCTACAACGTAGTTTAGATAGTTGTCGACTTTAGTTGTTAGCTCTTCTTTAACAGTTTCTTTTGCTTCTGATAATTCGCTAGAGTATTCACCTTCTAATCTTTCGATTTCAGATTTTACTTTTGATTTAACAGCAGCTTCAAAAATTGTTGCAGCTTTTGTTTTAAACTCTTCCGAAAGGGAATCATCGCCAGATACTAAAGCGTTAACGTCATCTGATACATCAATAGATTTTACTCTTTGATCTACAGCTTCTTTAACTTTCTTTTTATCTTCTTCGTCATCCTTGTCATGCATACCTTCTTCTTTATCTTTCATATCCGGGTGCATTGCAGACATGATTTTATGATATGCAGCTTGAATGTCTGCTTTTTTCATTTTGTTCATGTTGTCATACATTGCTTGGATCATACCAGATTTAGTTTTAGGCATATGCTCTTTTTCTGACATTTCTTCTTCGTCTTTATCGTCTTCTTTTTCTTTTTCTTTTTCACCGTCATGAGCGTCCTCTGCTTTCATGTGCTTATCTGCAGCAAGTTTTTGCATAGGTTCTGCCGGTGCGGCACCTTTGGTAGGAGCAGAGGAATCTTTTTTAACTTTGTCCTTTGACTTGTCTTGACCAACTTTATCAGTTGGAGAAGTTACTGCTGGACCAAGATCCTCATAGTCGCCTGCTTTTTGCATAGGGTCTGCCTTACCTGCACCTTTTGTAGGTGCGTCATGCATTGCCTCAGCCACTGCGCCCTCAGGAGCTTCAGAAACGATCTTTTCGTTTTTGTTTTCTTCAGCCATTTTTATTTTACTCTCCTAATTTGATATCAAATTTTTGCGTATAACTATTTATTATTTCGTTAGTTTCTGCAAGAACCTATCAAAAGCTACTGCTTCTGCTACGGCCTTACGCTCTCTAGTTTCACGCTCAATTTGCGCTTTTATTTCAGAAACATCTTGTTCTTTGATGATTCCGTTATCCCAAACCCACTCTTTACCTTCCATTACGCCATTGACGAATGCTTGTGGTGCAGACGGGTCTGCGACTATATCGGCTGCAGTCGCTAAGTAAAAGTCTGATTTTACATAGTTGGTACCGCCTTTATTCTCTAGAGAACCCATGCCTCTAGAAGAAACTCCTAGTTGTGCGCCTTCATCTATAAGAGATTTAACGATTTTACCATATGGTGTGTCAGTTATCTTTGCTTCACCAATATAGTTACCTTTACCATCACCCTTTAATTCAGTAATGATATGCGATACTCTCTCTAGATTAACAGTTGGTCCATCAGGATGTCCTAACTCACCAAATGCTCTTTTACGCTCTATAAATTCTTTATTATAACGATTTACTTCTTTTTCTAATACTTCCATAGGGTAAACACGACCATTACGGTTTTTAATGTTTGCCTGCATGAAAATACCTTTTATCTTATGAGACTTTTTACCATTATCTTCTTCGACAATGTATTGTGCCTCATTTATTTCTTCTCTAATAAGTTTCATGTGCGTATTTTCCCCTTTTGTTCTATTTATCTTATCTAACCTCTAAAATGACAGTATAACTATCATTTGCAACAAAATTGTGTGTTGAGAACAATATATCACCAGTCGGTGATGACGCATTGTTTGCTATCTGTATCGCAGGTGTCTGTAAGTCTATTGTACCTTGACCCGATAAAAAAAGCGCTGATGCGTTAGTTGTTCCGTCAAATAAGATTTCAACGGACCCTTTCGGATCCGTTGTGTTGATACTATAAATTACTCTTGCAATTTTAGTAGATGATGACGCATGATTTAATGCGCTTGCGTCCACCTTTGTTACAAGACTTTCTCCTGTTCCGTCACTAAAATTAGTGAACTTCATAACAGTTTTAGAACCAGATACGTCTGTTATAGTTTGTGATGTAACTGTATCAGCCATTATCTTGTTTGTCCTGAATTGTCATAACCTTTTGATTTAGTTACTTCAATGATGATTGTTCCAGTTGCCGCACTTGCATTGTTGATAAGTATATCACCTGTAACACCAGAACTCTCTGGATTGGTAATTAATGGTTGTTTACCATGATATCCATACTCACCACTACCATGTAATGATATTGCGTGATCATTTGAACTTGCGTCAAATAATAATTGTATATCACTTGTTGCTGCGGTTGTATTCCATTTAATACTTCTTATGTGTAGTGTTGGATTGCTATCGTGTCCTCTTAAGGCACTTGCGTCAACACATACAACATTTGAATTGGTATCGTTATTGATTTCGAACATTCTTACTGTTCTAGTCGCACTATCTACCAAATTTCTTGCGTTTACTATAGCCATTTTTACTCTCCTTTATATGGTTAGGCCTGTTTCTTTTTCGAAATAAGCTTCTATGTCTTTTGGTTGTATTCTATGTTTCTTTGCTACTTGTTGTAGTATTCTAGGAAACATAGTCAATACTTTTTGTGGTGTCTTCGCCATCATGCCGAAAACATCATCCACTGCCTTCTTTGCCTTTGGGGCTAATCTACGATAATTAAGAGAACGTTTGTGTTCGTCTTTTTCTTTAATCGTCAATCTCAGCTGGTTCAACGTTATTGCCATCTTGCCCTTCAGGTTCTTTAGTCATGATAGTTCCTGCTAAATCTTTTCTTTTAATATCTAACTCACTACCTACTTTGTCTGCTAATGCAGCCTTAATTTCTTTTTCCGCTTCAACAGTATCACCCTTGTCTAAAGCGTTAATCATATTTCTTGTATTTTCTATACTCATTAAAAATCTCCTTGTTCTTCATCATCACCTGGACCTTTATATAATCCAGCTTTTATTTCATCAGCAATCTTTTCTTGTTGCTCTATAATTTCTGCTTCTGAAAATTTAAGTATGCGTTTCATCATATAATCTCTTGATAACACAGTACCTAACATACCAGAATCCTTAACATCACGATATGTTGCCATACGATCTTTAAACATTTCACTTTCTTTTATTTCTGCAAAATATCCGTCATTTACATATTCGTATTTGATAGTTTGACTTAATGTATTTTCCCAATCCTCGATAGTAGCGATACCTTTGAGAATAAGTTGTGTTTTAAGTAAGTCATGAAATAAACTATTAAATCTATTTCTTAATCTAGAAACAAATTTAGTAAATTTAATTTCATCTCTACTTACCTCAGTTGAACGACCTAATTGTAAACCACCAGATGCTTCACTATCAAGTCTGCTGTATGGTACATTCAACGATTGAAACAATTTCTTTTGGAAATATTTGATATCATCTATCTCACCTAGATTTGAACCACCAGGTAATGTAGTGATTTCAGTACCTCTACCACCTTCTCGTCTTGGTAGCCAGAAGTCTTCAAGCATAGACATATATTGTCTATCATCTCTTATTTCACCTGTACTTGCGTCATACACAAGTTTGTTTCTATATCTATTCATTACATCTTTTAGATATTGCTCTGCTTTTACTTTAGGCAAGTTACCTACATCAATGTAAAAAATTCTTCTTTCAGGTGCTCTTGATATACGATAGATAACCACACTATCTTCAATCATTCGCAGCTGATTGACTGGTTTGATTGCCTTATGTAAATAAGACAATATTAAATTCTTTTGTTGATCTACAAGACCACTAGGACAATATGCAATAGCATCTTTTGCTATTTTAAGACCAGTCGTTGCACTTGCAGCAGGTTGCACACCTTTTTCATTATAGATAAAAAACTCATCAAATTCAACGGCTTGCGGTTTTTTTGGATCTTTAGGTGCAAACTCATTGCCTGGTTTTTGTTTAGGTGCTCTTACCTTTTTGATTTTTCTAGGATCAATATATCTTAATTCTGTAATACCTTGTTTTAAATTTTTAGGGTCTATAAGTTTGTGATATACTATTCTACCATCAACATACCATCTACGAAATATATCGTGACCTTTTTGTTCAAACTCCAATAACGAAAGAATATTTTGAAACTCTAATGCTATACTTTTTTTAACTTTTGATGAGAACGGAACCTTGTTTAAGTTAAGACGAACAACCTCTTGGTTATCATCTACCACTACGGATTCATTAATTATATCTTCTATTGCCATGTCACATTCTGGGTGCATAGCAATTTCTCTATATCGTCTAATTAAGTCCGATTCATTATTTACTTTACCTTCGATATCAAGATAGGTCCCAAAGTGACCACCACCCATAATAGTTTGTGTACCGTCATCTGATGTAGGTGCGGTAAACGATTGACTATTAGGTTTAGCCTCTTTACGCTTGATTTCGAAACCGAATATTTCTGCCACTACTATTCTCCTTTATACTATATTTAGGGCGCCTCGAAAGACGCCCTT